GAAGGAACCAGCCGCCGCTCGCGCCGTCAGCGTGCAGCCGGTATTTCACGGAGAAGTCGCAGGCCCGCATGATGGCGAGGCGGACGATGTTCTCGGGTGTTTTCGGGGCCCAGGCTGTGCAGAAGGCCAGAACCTTGGAGTCGTCCTCGATCACGCCGATCTTCACGATCAGGTCGAACAGCGCCTTGACGCGGTTATCCAGATCGGAGCCGACGCCCTGACGATCGACGCACAGGACGATCACGACAGCGCCGCGCACGACTCCGGGCTTTTGCAGCCGGACCGCGTTGCGGGCGTTGGCGAACCACGCGCTGTAGTCCTTGGTCTTCACCCGCCCGCGCCCCGGCAGGTTCCGGTAGAGCGAATTGACGGACGGCGGCACGGGCACATGCAGCGCCTGGAAGTCGGTTTCCCGCTTGCCTGCCGTCCTCTGAGCCGCCCCCCGGACCATGTGATCAGTCCGCCGTCAGCAGTTCGCGCGGCGTCACAAGGCCGCCGGACCACTTCTCGATGTGGCAGGCCAGCCGCAGGGACGGCTCGCGCAGGCCGCGGCGAATCGTCGAGACATACGGCCGGTCAATGCCAAGCTCGGCAGCCGCCGCCTTGTCCTTGATGCCCTTGTCGGTCATGTATTGTTGAAGCTTCATCGCCGCCCCTTGGATGTGTCTGATGGTCAGAGTGACCATGTGCCACATTCGCGTCAAGGGGGTATCTTGTGGCAACCGGTCACACACTGGGGCGTTATGTCGTGGTAGGCTCTCGAGGAGGGACCTGACCATGACCAACAGGCTGAAGCCGGAGCGCCCGCGACACTTCATCAGGGAGTGGCGCAAGCACCGCGGGTTGACCCAAGAGCAATTCAGCGAGCGCATCGGGCTCGAGCGATCGTACATTTCCATGATCGAGACGGGCCGCCGGCGGTACGATCAGCCGTTCCTCGAGCGCGCGGCAGAGGAGTTGCGCTGCTCGCCGGCTGACCTGATCATGCGGAACCCGGCGGACCCTGACGGACTATGGTCGATCTACGACGGCCTGACGGCGCCGCAACGCAAGCAGGCCGTCCAACTGCTGCGCGTCCTGATCGGCGGCAAGGCGGCGGGCGAATGACCCCGTTTCAGCGCCGCATGTGGATCTACCGCGGGATCGCCCTGCTTCTGCTGCTCATGATTCTTGCCCCCATGGCCTGGCTGTAGGCAAAAGCACGTTGTGACACGGCGTGACGCTTCGCTCTTGACATAGTGTGACGGTATGTCACCTTTGCCGCCTCTTGGGAGGACGGCATGGCGCTCGCGTCGACGCACCACAGCAACCAGACAGAGGCAGCTTAATGCCCAGCCCGTCAGAGAGAGCCATGATCGGCGTCGGCTGGTTTTTCAGCGCGTCCCACCGCGACCCGGTGCGCCGGGAGGTTCACGGCCACAGCTATGAGGTGGTGTGCTGGTTCGATGCGGACGGGCGCGACGCCGTGGTGTTGCAAGAGAAGCTGCGCGTCATCCTGACCGCGTGGGACCACACCACGCTTCCCGACGACCTGTCGCGCGCCGAGGATTTGGCCGCTGCTATCATGCAGGTGATGGGCTGCGAAGGCGTCCACATCTTTCGGCCCGTCGAGCGGCTTTACGCGAAGGTGGGGCGATGCGGATGATCCACTATCACGGCGGGCCAATCACGCCGTTGACGGCGCTCTACAGCCTCGCCGGGCGCTGCTTCTGCGTCAGCCATGCTCACCCCGAACAGGTCGAGCGGATGCACGAGATCGGCCAATCCGTCATGCTGGACAACGGGGCGTTCAGCGCGTGGAAGGTTGGCAAGGCGACCGACTGGCCAGCCTACTACGCATGGACCGAACGGTGGCTTGAATACCCGACAACTTGGGCCGTTATCCCCGACGTGATCGACGCGGGATCGCAGGAGCAGGACGCCCTCATCCGCGAATGGCCGCACGGCCACAAGGGCGCCCCGGTCTGGCATATGGACGAACCGATAGAGCGGGCGCTTCGCCTCGCCGATGAATGGCCCCGCATCTGCATCGGCTCGACGGCTGAGTATGCGACCATCCTCGCCCCTGCCTGGGTGGCCCGGATGGATCAGCTCTGGAACGAGCTGGCCAAGCGTCACCGCTGGACGCCGACCGTCCACATGCTGCGCGGGATGCAGCTTGCCGGGCGGGAGTGGCCGTTCGCGAGCGTGGACAGCACCGACGTCGCCCGCAACCACAACCGCCCGCAGAACACGGCCCGCGCGATGGCTGACCGTTGGGACGCCGCGCAATGCCCGCCGCGATGGGTTGGCCGCCCGGTGCAGGTCGATCTCTATGAGGAAGCCGCCGCATGACCGAACACCGCGCCACAGAGGCCGAGAGAGGCCAGCAGGGGGAGTTGTTCGCATGAGCAAGGAACACATCATGACAGAGACAGAGACAGAGAAGCTGAAGCCGTGTCCGTTCTGCGGAGGCGAGGCGACCCTAAACGATTACCGCGATGCTCCGGCTGGCGCGTGGGTCTTGGTTCACCGGGCGAAGGATTGTTTCCTCGCTCCGGCGGTTCAGAATTTTGGGACCGAGAAAGCCGCCCTCACCGCATGGAACACCCGCCCGGATGAAGGGGAGCCTGTCGCTTGGCGGTGGCGCAAGCGAGGCGCGGACGTCCCGTGGATCGTCGGCTCGGCCCGCATCGAGGGCGAAGGCGTGGACGGATTTTACGAAATCCAGCCCCTCTACACCCGCCCGGCCCAAGCCGCAGCCGAGATCACCCGCCTCGCCTCTCGCATAGAGGAACTAGAGAGGGCTCTGGGGGAAATCGCTGCACACTTCGAGCGGGCACCCGGAAACAGCGAGCCCGCGCATATGGCCAAGCGCGCCCGCCAAGCCCTCTCAGACAAGGGGTAGGGGATGAGCAGGGCCTTCCTGCCGATGCGACTTACGACCAGGCAGGTTTGCGATCTGGCTGGGTTTGGCGAGGAGACGCTTCGCCGGCGCATCGCGGCCGGCCGGATGCCTGCCCGCGTCGATCGCGGACGCCAAAGCCTGTTTGACCGAGACGAGGTTCTCAAAGCCCTGGGGATGAAGCATGATGAACCGGCCACCAGCCAATGGAAGATCGACCCGGATGCCTTCCGTCAAGCTCGAGCTCGGAAAGTATGTCACCGTGCGCCCCCGAGCGGACGGGACGTTCCGCGTGCTGTTCGAGGTGCCGCCCCGCCTCCGCCCCTCCGGCTGGTCGCCGGCCATTCCGCTCCCCCTGAGTGACTCGCGGCGCCGCGGCGACCTGGACGACGGGCACGAGATCGCCGCCATCCAGCGCGACGCCGCCGACCTGTACGTCAAGCTGATCCGTCAACGCGACGGGCGCGCGGTCGAGGAGTCGGCCAACAAGCGGACCCTGACCAAGCTGATCCGGCTCTGGCAGCAGTCGAGCGCCTACGCCGACCTGCGGCCCAAGTCGGTCGCCCACTACAAGACCTACATCAACCACACCCTGCGCTGGTCGGAGGTCACGAACGACCCGGACCCCACGACGATCACGCGCTCGGACGTGGAGGATCTGCTCGGCCAGTTCCCCGGCCAGCAGGCGACCAAGCAGCACCTGAAGAAGACGCTGCGCCTGATCATGGATCAAGCGGTCGCGGCCGGCTGGCGGCAGGACAACCCCTGCGACGGCATCCGCATCAAGGGCTCGGAGTCGCTGGTCACGATATGGGAACAGGAGGACGTGGACTTCTACGTCAAGGCGTGCCGCGAGCACGGGCGCAAGAGCCTGGCGCTGGTGATCCTGCTCGAGTGGGAGATCGGCCAGCGCCTGACGGACGTGCGCGCCATGCGCCCCGGCGCCGAGTACGACGCGGCCACAGGCACCTTCTCGTTCCGGCAGTCGAAGACCGGCTCGAGCGTGACGATCCGCGTCAGCGCGGCGTTGCGCGAACTGCTGGCCGAGGCCGGCAAGGGTGAGTTGTTCCTGTTCCGCGACGAGGCGACGGGCAAGCCCTACTCGGAGGAGCGGCTGGGTAAGGCGTTCGGCAAGGTGCGGAAGGCGGTCGACGGCAAGCACCTGTTGCTGCGGTGCCTGCGGCACTCCTGCGTCGTCCAGTTGGCCCGCGCCGGCTGCACGCCCTCGGAGATCGCGTCCGTCACCGGGCACGCCCTGGCGTCCATCGTCTCGATCCTGTCGCTGTACCTGCCGCGCGACGGGCAAGTTGCCGCCAACGCGCAGGCCAAGAGGGGGATCGCGTGATGATGAGCGCCTCAGAGGCCTATGTCGTGGCCGGCTCGGCGGTGTTCTGGTTGGCCGCGCTCGCATCCTTGGCCGCTTGGTTGATCAGGGACATGGCCGAGCTTCGGGAATTTAGGCGCTCCATGAGAACGAACCGGGAGCGCGAGTCTGACGGCCGGTCGGACGAGAGTCTGACGGTCGCCCGGAAACCGTGATACAGCAACGGAAATCGCACGCGGGCAACCGCCAGGGAAGTGGAGGTAAGGCCTTGATTTCCTTGACGTCGCGCTGACTTTGCCCCCTCGCGAGGCCACCCGCAACCCCTTACGCCGGCGCCCGAGTCTGACGGCTTAACCCAGCGCCGCGATGCGCGAGGTGAAGAACGCCGCCAGCTTGGCCAGGTCCTTCGCCGTGGTCGGCCGGCCCTTCAAGAACATCAGACGGTGCAGCTTGATGTAGTCGGCCTGGGCAGTGTTGGAGGAGTCGTTGTTGACGTCCCCAAGTCGCCACAGCAGGTCCCCGCTGGGCGCGCACGGCCAGCCGGACGTGGTGACGGCAGAGGCCGCCGTCGTGGTGATGGTCGAGCCATCGAGGCTGCGGTAAGCGACGTTGTTGACCTGATCGCAGCCGCCCAGGGCTATGGCCGGGTCAGACTGCGCAATGGTGTTGTTGCCGAAGTCGTTTGTCGCGTAGCTCGCATTGTTGATGAGCATCTTCACGTTGCCGGAAGACTTCTGAATCCGCCAGTTGAAGACGTTGTTTGCGTTGGCGGCGACGTCTGCGATCAACGGATAGATCGTCACCGTGCCCGAGGGCGTGTAGATCTCGAACTCGGCGATGATCGCGCCCTCGAACGGGATCGGGTTGAGGATCGAGCCCTTCCACGTCCGGTCCAGCGTGATTCCCGGCACGCCCTTGCCGGCCAACGTGGTCCACGTCGGCGTTCCACTGGCCGTCCGGCAGTTGCGCTTGCGCTCGCCGGTGGACAGGGGCGACTGGTCAATGAAATCGCCGGTCACGTCGTCATAGAAGCGCGGGTCGTTCTGGAAGACGTAGTGGCGAGTGACGAGGCCGGGGATATCGTTCAGCGTCAGGTCGTGGGCGTAGGTCGTCATGCCTGCGGCCTCCTAAGCGGGCTGGAAATCTCGACAAGGGTTCCGCGAGCGGCGGCCAGTGCCAGGGCGTCGGCATCAGCAAGGAAGAACGCCAGTTCATCGGCCAGCGCGGCGTCGGGCTCCACATCGAGCGTGACCCCGAACAAGCCGGCGTCCCCGTCGTCCCCCGGCTTGCGGTCGGCAGCGGTCAGCGCGTCGATTTTTCGGCGCATGGTCTCGCAGACCACGGCAAGGGATAGCCCCCGACCCAGAGCAGCGAAGGCGAGGCCGTGAACGGCCCCTGTGGCTTCTTCTCGGGTCATCAGGCGGCCTCCGGCCTGACGCGCTCGATACGCGCCCACGGCCTGTGATCGTAGGTGGACAGGGCTTGCAGGGGTTGGCCGTACATCTCCGGCCCGGCGGCGCGCGTGGTCTTCCGATAGAGCGTGCCGGAGTGGTAATCCTGCCCGGCCGTCAGCGTGGAAGTGGTCCGCTGCATCCCGTGCAGACACCATTGCTGGTCGATGGTCCCGGTGATCGTCGCGACAGTGAAGTCCGAATAGGCGCCGTAGTCCGTCACCGCCGACACGTCGCGCTGGGTGCCGTTGTCATCCCAGCCGATGCCCTTCAGATAGTTGGCGTCCAGGTTCTCGCCCATGACGAAGGTCGGCCCCGTCGTGGTGTGCTGCTCCATTTCATCCGACCAGTAGACGCGGAAGCTGGTCGAGGTGAGCTGCTTGACGTGCGCGATCCTGGGCCACTGAACCAGACGCCCGTTGTGGAAGAACTCGTTGGCGAACCAGCCGTAGCGATAGCCCTTCTGGAAATAACCGGTGCTTGACGGGTGAACGCGGTCGGTTTCGTAATCGAAGTCATGGCTCGGGATGAGCATCGCGTTGGGCAGATCATCGGCCAGCCGGTTGACGCCCATGATGATTTCCCGGTCCTTGTCGCCGGTGTTCGACATCTGCATCATCTGGCCAAACAACAGCGGGACCGGCTCGCCCGGAACCCCCATCGCATCCACCGCCAGCATTTGCGCGTGCTGATAGGCATCAGACCCGAGCGCGTAGTAGGCGGTCTCTCCGGTGTTGGCCGTCGCGTCGGCTTCGCCCTGCGAAACCGGCATCACGACACGCGGGCGATACCCGGCGTCGATGGCGTGCTTGCACAGGTAGTTGAGCGCCGCCTGCACGTTGGCCGCAATGCCGTCCTGGGTCAGCACCGCCAGCGTCCTAGCGCCGATGGCAGGGCTGCACAGGTAGACCCGCGCAAACTTGCCGCTCAGGGCGTGGGCGATCCCGCCAAGAGGGCCTTGACCACCGGCAGGCTCGGCGAACGCCACCACGGACGAAACGTCGCTGTAGCGCATCGGGTAGGTGGCATTGGTCGCGAAGAACGCCATCTGACTGCAATAGGCGCCGCCGGCCAGCATGAAGCAGTTGAGCGGCTGCGTACCGGAAACCGCCGTCCCCGAGCGCCAGTTTCCAAGCGATTGCGAATGAGCGAAGACCACGATGGCCGCTTCCGGCCTGCCCAGCCATTGAGCCTGCATCCTCTGGCGCATGTCGTCGCGGGCGACCCATTCGGCCGTCGAGGCGGCAGCGGCGGCAGCCGTGGCGGATGCCAGTGCGCTTGCAGCCGACGCGGCGGCGTTGGTCTCTGCCGTTTCGGC